CATCCTCAGTATTTGCAGGCAAAACATAACCTGTCAGAACTGACCGACAAATCAAAAGCGCGTGGCTCGCTGGAGCTGGGAACGGCAGCGACAAAAGACGTCGGAACCGGCGCGGGTCAGGTGATTGGCGTCGGTAGTTTTGGTCTGGGCGCGGATAAAATCAGCACCACTGCGATTGATTTTAAAACACGTATTTTCCGCGCCGGTGAGTCTTTGCTCCTCAAAATGGAGAGTTGTACCAATATCCCTACCGGTCTGCCAAACGGTAAAGGAGAGTATGTTTACGCGCATTGTTTAGGTGTCAGGGATAACAGCTACGGGTGCACCGTTATTTTTATTTCTCACAACGCAGGGAATATTTCTTTTATCGGTACCCGATATAACAATACGACTAGCGGATGGACATTGATGCGGGTAGGTAATCAGGACGAACTGTCGAAATACCTCTCTTTAGCCGGTGGTGATATTACCGGTCGCCTCGGTGTCAGTGGCGTACTTGAGGTCGGTAAAACGGGAACAGAATCCCTAATCACCCTTGGTGCATCAACGGTGCTGAGGGATAACGCGAATAATGCACTGGTTATCAGCAGTGAGTCGGGGGCGGGAAGTAAAGCCGGGGTATTTTTACGCCCCATTGCCAGCACTGACAGTACCATGCAAATGCAGGGTAATGCTGATGGCTGGTTTACTGACAAGTTCACCCCAAAAATTCTCAAAGTAACCGGACAAGACGCCCTTATCAAAAGTGGCGCGTATTCCTACACCGACGGAAGCCAGAAATTCAATCAGGTAGATGGTCTGTTTATGCAGAGCGTCGGCGGCCAGTACGGAAATATCAGATTCACTGAAATGGTGGGCAAAAGGTCATATATCGGCTTTGAAATCAAAGGCGGCGATAAAACGGCATGGCTGGAGTTCCGACATAACGGAAGCTTTGTGATAAATGGCACCGACATTGCGCCTGTCGGCATTCCTCAACCGTGGCCTTTGGCAACTGCACCTTTGGGGTGGCTTATCTGTAATGGTGCCACTTTTGACAAGGCAATGTATCCATTTTTGGCAGCGGCATATCCCTCCGGCAAATTACCTGACCTGCGCGGTGAATTTATTCGCGGGTGGGACAACGGACGCGGCGTGGATCCTGGCAGGTCTTTACTGGCATGGCAGGACGACATGATAAAAAAACATAGCCACACGCTCGGTACATATAAATCCGTTGACGCCGGAATCAAGATGCCAGTGACTGCCGGTGCTGAGCTTTCTAATTCTGGCGTGGGCGGCGCTATGTATACCGGTGAAGCTGGTAGCTCAGAAACCCGCCCACGCAACATTGCATTTAACTACATTGTGAGAGCAGCATAATGAACAAATACAACACTGATTTACCTACGGCAAAACTGAATAAAAGCGGCATTGCCACCGTTGCTGGCTGGCTCACGGTGTACAACGTGGAGCCTCAGCAGCGCGAATTTCAGGCGGTGACGATGGAATATTTAACCGCGGGTGTGGGCTTGCCTGCTTTCAGTTATGCCGATAAGCCAGCATTACCGGGTGATGGCTTTGCACTGGTGCGCAGCGCGGATGAAAAACAATGGGAAACTATTGCGGATTATCGCGGTTTAACGGCTTACAGCACTGAGACCGGGCAACCGGAAATTATCGCTTTTCTCGGCGAGTTGCCGGATACGCTGACGTTACTGGCACCTGTCACGGCGTATGATAAATGGGACGGTAGCCAGTGGGTGACCGACACGGCGGCGCAACATGCTGATGAGATTGCCGTCGCAGAACAGCAAAAGCAGACTCTGCTTTCTGAGGCGCAGCAGCAAATCACCGGGTGGCAAACAGAGCTGCAGCTCGGCATCATCAGTGATGATGATAAGGCCAGCCTGATTCTCTGGATGAATTACATTAAGGATATTCAGGCGGTAAGCACCGAGGGTGCGCCGGATATCGAGTGGCCGGTCAAGCCGGAATAATGCAAGGCGGGCTGATGCCCGTCTTTTTTATGCCCTTCTTTTGTACCATCAGCCAGCCATCGCCATTACATAGCCCGCCCCCACCACACAACAGAAAATATTACTCACCCACTAACCACGGAGTTACCCGGATGAGTGATTTTCACCACGGCGTGCAGGTGCTTGAAATTAACGACGGCACCCGCGTCATTTCCACCGTTGCGACCGCTGTCGTCGGTATGGTCTGCACGGCCAGCGATGCGGACAGCGCAACATTCCCCCTCAACGAGCCGGTGCTGATTACCAATGTGCAGAGCGCTATTGCGAAAGCCGGTAAACAAGGCACGCTGGCAACCTCACTGCAGGCCATCGCCGACCAGTCAAAACCCGTCACCGTCGTCGTGCGTGTTGCCGAAGGTACCGGAGAGGACGCCGAAGCGCAGACCATTTCAAACATCATCGGCGGCACGGATGAGAACGGTAAATACACCGGCATCAAGGCACTGTTAACCGCCGAGGCGGTCACCGGCGTCAAGCCACGTATTCTCGGCGTGCCGGGTCTCGATACGCAGGAAGTCGCAACCGCACTCGCCTCGGTGTGTATCAGCCTGCGTGCGTTTGGTTACGTCAGTGCATGGGGCTGTAAATCCCTATCTGATGCCATCAAATACCGCGAAAATTTCAGTCAGCGCGAACTGATGGTTATCTGGCCTGACTTCCTTGCGTGGGACACCACCACGAACGCCACCGCAACAGCCTACGCCACCGCGCGCGCACTCGGCCTGCGCGCCTATATCGACCAGACAATCGGCTGGCACAAAACCCTAGTCTAACGTGGGCGTGCAGGGCGTCACCGGCATCAGCGCCTCTGTCTTCTGGGATTTGCAGGCATCCGGCACCGATGCTGACCTGCTCAACGAGGCCGGGGTCACGACACTGGTGCGCAAAGATGGTTTCCGCTTCTGGGGTAACCGCACCTGCTCTGATGACCCGCTTTTCCTGTTTGAGAACTATACCCGCACCGCGCAGGTACTGGCCGACACGATGGCCGAGGCGCACATGTGGGCGGTCGATAAACCCATCACCGCATCGCTTATCCGCGACATTGTCGACGGCATTAATGCCAAATTCCGCGAGCTGAAATCGAATGGCTACATCGTGGATGGTGAATGCTGGTTCGATGAGGAATCGAACGATAAAGAGAGCCTGAAAGGCGGGAAACTGTATATCGATTACGACTATACGCCGGTTCCCCCGCTGGAAAGCCTGACCCTGCGCCAGCGTATTACCGATAAATATCTGGTCAATCTGGCCGAATCGGTCAACAGCTAAGGAGCCTGAAACAATATGGCACTACCCCGCAAACTTAAATATCTGAATATGTTCAATGACGGCCTGAGCTACATGGGTGTTGTTGAATCCGTAACGCTGCCGAAACTGACCCGCAAGCTCGAAAACTATCGCGGCGGCGGCATGAACGGCGCGGCGGCGATTGACCTCGGCCTCGATGACGATGCACTCACCGTCGAGTGGTCTGTCGGTGGCCTGCCTGATGTGGCGCTCTTTGCGCAGTATGCCGCGCCGGGTGCCGATGCTGTGCCGCTGCGTTTTGCTGGCTCTTACCAGCGTGACGACACCGGCGAAATCGTGGCCGTTGAGGTGGTCATGCGTGGCCGTCATAAAGAAATCGACGGCGGCGAGAATAAACAGGGTGAAAACACCTCGACCAAACTGTCGACCGTCTGCACCTACTATCGCCTCACAATTGATGGTAGCGACGTTATCGAAATCGACACTGTCAACATGGTCGAGAAGGTGAACGGCGTCGACCGTCTGGAACAGCACCGCCACGCAATCGGGCTGTAATCTCCTGACCGGTCAGCACTGCTGGCCGGTTATTAATCCCTTTCTGAGCAGAGAAAAACATCATGGCAAAAGCACCACGCAAAACCGCTGAATTTGTTGATGCGGCTGGCAATGAAATTGACACCGATAACCCGAATGTCGTGACTCTTGATGAGCCAATCAAGCGCGCCGGTCAGACAATCCATAAGGTGACTCTGATTAAGCCAACTGCCGGAACCCTGCGCGGTGTCAGCCTGGCGGCGCTGGCACAATCTGAGGTTGACGCACTGATTAAAGTGCTGCCCCGCATGACCTATCCAGCCCTGACGACCCAGGAGCTTACCGCAATAAACGCACCAGATTTGATGCAGCTCGCTGGCAAGGTGATTGGTTTTTTGTCACCGGCTTCGGTGGGATAGATTTTCCACCCGACCTGTCGACCGATGACCTGATGGCGGATATCGCAGTGATTTTCCACTGGCCGCCATCAGAACTCTATTCCCTGAGCCTGACCGAGCTCATCACATGGCGCGAAAAGGCGCTACTGCGTAGCGGAAACCACAATGAGTAATAACCTGAGAATTGAGGTATTGCTGAAAGCGGTGGATCAGGCGACCCGACCGCTAAAATCTATCCAGACGGCAAGTAAAACCCTGTCGGGCGATATTCGCGATACACAAAAAGACCTGCGCACCCTGAACGCGCAGGCGTCGAAAATCGACGGCTTTCGCAAGGCCAGTGCGCAACTGGCCGTGACCAGTCAGTCACTTGAAAAAGCCAAACGCGAAGCCGGTGAGCTGGCCGTGCAGTTTAAAAACACGACTAATCCGACCCGCGCGCAGGCGCAGGCGCTCGAAGCGGCGAAACGTGCCGCCTCTGAGCTGCAGACGAAATACAACAGCTTGCGAACATCGGTACAGCGACAGCGCTCAGAGCTGATGCAGGCCGGTATCAATACCCGCACCTTGTCGGCCGATGAGCGTCGGCTCAAAACCTCCATTAGCGAAACGACGGCGCAGCTTAACCGCCAGCGTGAGGCACTGGCGCGCGTCAGTGCGCAGCAGGCAAAACTAAACCGGGTACAGGAGCGATATAAATCTGGTAAGGAGCTTGCCGGTAACATGGCCGCTGCAGGTGCTGCCGGGGTAGGTGTTGCCACGGCGGGAACGATGGCCGGGGTTAAATTGCTGATGCCCGGTTATGACTTTGCGCAGAAAAATTCCGAGCTGCAGGCCGTACTCGGGGTCGACAAACAGTCGCCAGAAATGCAGGCGCTACGCAAACAGGCGCGCCAGCTCGGCGACAACACTGCCGCCTCTGCCGATGATGCCGCCAGCGCGCAGATTATTATCGCAAAAGGTGGTGGTGATGCCGCAGCGATTCAGGCAACAACACCAGTCACTTTAAATATGGCGCTAGCTAACCGTCGCACAATGGAAGAAAACGCCGCGCTGTTGATGGGGATGCGCTCTGCGTTTCAGCTTTCAAATGACAAGGTTGCGCATATTGGTGACGTACTGTCTACGGTCATGAATAAAACCGCCGCCGACTTTGACGGTCTTAGCGACGCTTTGACATATGCCGCGCCGGTCGCCAAAAACGCCGGTGTCAGTATTGAAGAAACCGCCGCGATGGTAGGTGCTTTGCATGATGCCAAAATTACTGGCTCGATGGCCGGTACCGGAAGCCGGGCAGTATTAAGTCGCCTGCAGGCTCCCACTGGCAAGGCGTGGGATGCGCTCAAGGAGTTGGGCGTTAAAACATCGGACAACAAAGGCAATACGCGCCCGATATTTACCATCCTGAAAGAAATGCAGGCCAGTTTTAAGCGCAACAATCTCGGAACCGCGCAGCAAGCCGAATACATGAAAACGATATTCGGCGAGGAAGCCAGCTCATCGGCTAATGTGTTGATGGCGGCAGCGGCAAGCGGCAAACTCGACCAGCTAACCGCCGCGCTGAAAGCATCAGACGGAAAAACCGAGGAACTGGTCAAGGTGATGCAGGATAACCTCGGCGGCGACTTTAAAGAATTTCAGTCTGCTTATGAGGCTGTCGGTACCGACCTTTTTGACCAGCAAGAGGGCTCACTGCGCAAACTCACTCAGACCGCAACAAAA